TATAGTCGGGGTACATGTCGGCAAGTTCCTGCACTGCCTGCTTCTTGAGTGAACTGCTGTCGTTCTGAACCTGGATCGACTCGATTGTGAGGTTGCCGTTCTCCTCGTTGATGGTGAAAGTAATCTTTCCCGCCTGCTCCATCGCCAGAGCCTGTGGGGAATACTTGATTGAATTGATGGTATCGTTCTGTATCTCTGCCGTCTGAGCATCGACGTACATTTCTCCGAGTTGACTCACTCCCACGACGTCGGGATTGGCGATTCGCATCGTGTAAGTGGTTGTCTTGCCGTCCTCGCTCGTCTCTCCCCTGTCAACAACGAAGTAGAGACTGCCGTCCTCTTTTGTCTTGACGTTCGTTCCTTTACCGGAGACTACTTCTCCCTTCTCGTTCTTAATCTCCCTGTCCGAGATAATCATCTTGTTCAGAACTGTCTCGTCGAGTGTGCCGTCAATGTTCTTGAGTTCCTGCAGGATTTCCTCTCTGATGTTGTTCTTGAAGTCTTCTCTGACTGACTGTGTAGACTTGTAGAGTCCCGAGAGCTGAGAAGATATCTGCTCTTCTGTAAGCTCTGCTCCTCCGACTCTGAGACTCTGTATGATATTCCTGTTCTTTTTGTCATTAACGAATGACTCTTCAGAGAGTGTTCTGATAGCTCTGTTCTTGAGATTCGTCGCTGTCTTTGCGTCGGCAAAGATATTGAGAAGGCCCGTGTATCCTCCGAAGAAGAGTCCCGTTGCGAACCCCTGTATACCTTCCTCGAGGGCGTCCTTCCAGTCCTGTTTACTGAGAAGTCCCGAGTATCCGAGTCCGTCGGCTTTCTCTGCGAGAGACATAAGCATGGATGATGTGAGAGACTGCGTCGATTCCTGCACAAATTCTCCTGTTGCATCCAGTCCCATATAGAGAAGGAACTTGCCTACAAACTGAGCAAGTGAACCATCCTTGATAACTCTGTTGATTACTGACGGAAGGAGCTTCCCTCCAAGGTCCTGTACTCCGATAAGTTTCCCCATACCTCCTGTCAATGCACTGTATCCGATATCGAGGAAGGCTTCATTGAGTCCGTTGACAAGTCCGTCGATAGCACTGTACTTGAGGGCTGTCTCTGTCGATATTCCTGCCGCTTTCATGTTCCAAAATGCGGACGCCTCGAACTGGTGCTGATAGGTTGAGAACCTTGCGAGGTTGCCTCCGATGGTTGCTCCCTTGACCGCTCCCGCTGCTCCTCCTGCAAGATAGCCGAGACTTCCTCCGATGATACTCCCTGCGATTCCGCTGACAGTACCGTCAAGCATGTAGGCTACCTGCGACAGTGCGTTCTGCGTCCATGTAACGTACCACGCCCGGGGAGTCGAGTCCTGATGCTTTGCCATCTCGTTCTCAAGATTCAGAATATGAGCAAGAGTCGCCTGCACTTCGGGGGAGGAGTCATCCCATCCGTCTTTGAAATACTGAAGATATCTCTCCTGTGCCTCTGCGATATACTGCTGTCTCTGTCCTTGATTAGCGGCATTGAGAAGCGAGGCGGCAACAGTGAACGTGAGGGGCTGATCCTCGATTCCGAGGTAGTAGTCAAGCATGTTTGCACGGTTATCGAGAACTTCTGTACGGCTGACTCCGAGAGCGTTGGCGACTGCGTTTGTCGACAGAAAGTCTTGAGCCCACTCCTCGACGCTCCCTCCGTTCTCTTTAACAACTCCGGACATGCGGTAATAGTAGTCCTTCTCGGCGTCCGTCATCTTGACGTAAGGACCGACTGTTGCAAGAAACTGGTTATAGATATCAACATCGGGGGATGGAAGATTCTGAGCAGATTCGGATGAGGAAGATAGACTCCTCTTTGCCCCGCTGGCGACGGATGCTACTCTGTTGAGGTGTTCGTCGCTGAAGGTGTTCTGAGTCTGTCTTGCCGCTCCGCTGACAATGGATGCGGCTTGATTGAGTCTCGAGAGAGATTCATTCTCAGTTGACCTTGCTCCGATTTTAGCTCCTGACTGTATTGTTCCGCCTGCTGATACCAATGTGTTTATGTTGTTTGCCATTTACTTGTTTCCCTTTCTGTTTTTTGCTTCCTGAACTGCGCTATCGATATAAATAGTGCTATTGGATATGGACGACTTCTTTAATATCAAAGATCCTTTCCTATAACGTTCTTTGAGGTACTCTCCCATTGCGTCGATATCGTCGCACTGCATTAGTATTTCAACCATGTTGTCAACCGAAACAAAATTATACTTTTCATATTTCTTGAGTTCTCTATCGACGATGTCTCTGTCGCTCTGAGTCTGCGAACTCTCTGTCTTTATAGTAGTCGATACATTCTCTGTAGATTTATATGCATTTCCGGATTTCATGATATTGTTCACTATCTGAGCCGTCTCTCCGACTGTCGCCTGAGCTATCGGGTGGTCCGCTGCCGGTTCACCATTATTTGCCTTTATTGCACTGACAACATTGTCGAGAGTCTGCTCTTCAGTCATGTTCTCTGCTGTCGGGAGAGTGATTTCTCCGCTTGCAGCCTCTTCTTTGAGAACTTCTACTACACTATCAATATCCTCGGTTGTGTCTGAGGCGAGAAGTTCCACGATATCCTCTACTGTCGGGGTCGGATTCTCTTCGGTCCACTCTGAAACTGTCGCTTCAACTGCCGACTCTTCCTGAGGCTGTTCTTCTTGTATTCTTTTATTTCTATTTTCCTTTTGAGTTGCGACACTGAGGTCAATGAATTCGTCCACTAAGCCCGAGTTCCCATTCGGGAGTGTCACGATTCCTTCTTTAGCGAGTATCTTCAAGTCGTTTCCGACACTGTCGACATCATCAGCATTCTCGAGGAGTGTAGCGACAGCCGCAAGGTCAGGTTTCGGATTCTTCTCGGCCCATGCTTTTGTCGATTCATAAGTAGACGATATTGGTGTGTCTTCAGCAGGAGTCTCTTGCGTCTGCACTTCTTCGGCTTCCTGCGTTGCCTCTTCTTCCACTTTAGTCCATCCCTTATTTGTTCTGACTTTATCGGCGATTCCGTTTACCCATTTGTCATACTCCGCCTCTTTCATTCCCGGCACATACTCTTTGTTATCGTGTCTTGCCTTCAGCTCTTCCACAGTCTCGTCCAGGCGTGTCTCGTCCGTTGCCATGTCCCACAAGAACTTCTCAAGTCCTGCGTCCGTAGCGTTGTTCATTCCCATCGTGATGAATGTTTCGATATCGTTGTCGACTGTCGAGACTGCCGTGTCGGCTGAGGTGGAGGATGCTTTATAGACGTTTCCGGACTCTACGTTCTTAATAATCGCTGCGGTCGTCTCTCCGACTGTTGTAGTCTTGATACTCGCTGCTCCTACCTTCGAGGAAGAAGCTCCTGCCGTTGTCGGCTGGGAAGTCTGAGCCGGTGCATCATAAGTCGTTCTCCATTCGTTGCGTGAGGCATCGAAGATAACCTTTCCCTTCATGCCGTTCTTTTCAACTCCGTCCCACGAAACCCTGCTTATAAAGAGTTTCCCATTACTACTATACTTACCGAACGTTATCGTTCCTGCTCTCGGGTCTGCGATAAGTTCTGCATACTTATTACTCGAGTACGTCCCGAGGGATGTTATGAACTCTGAGACTTTATTATTGATGCCTCTCGGGAGATTATCATCTGAGCGGTCCCAGACACCTATGACATTGAGATTATCTTCAATCTCTGATGAGTATGTATTTAATATCTTTGTAATCTCAGATTTGAATACCTTTTCCGCCTCGTTACCTCCGAGAGTCTTCCAGTAATCGGCGGTGAATGTATCGTCTATGGTGTCAAGCCATTTTGCATTGTACTTTGATGCAATCTTAGTCAACGTCGTTGCATACTTGTTCGGGTCGATGGCGACAGTCGGGTCCTTGACTACTGCTGCCATCAGGTCGTTCATCATGTTGGACTGTGCCATTATTGCGTAGCCCTGCTGTTCGGAATCAAGTTCCTTGTAGTCCATTTTGAACATAGTGCCGACTGCTATGTTCCATGCGGCCGTAAATGCCGGATCTGACGTCAGGTCGTCGGGAAGGAGAGAAAGGACCGTGTTGTTGAATACCTTCTGAGCTTCTTCGTTGAGTGTCCAGTCTGCTCCGTAAGCCTCTGCCATGATGTTCTTGAATGATCCTACCCATCCTTCGGGCGATAACGTCCCTGCCTTGAGCTGTGAGTTGATAAGGGCCAGTCCGTTCGATACTGTATTCGTTGCCGTTGTTCCCGTCATCTCCTCTATCGCTGACATTTCCGAAAGGATTACGGACCGAACATTCGAGAGAGTAAGATTATCTACATAAGGATTCTCTTTGCCGTTCTTGTCGTAGAATAGAGACTTGAGAGAGAAACTTCCCTCTGTTGAGACTGAGTCATAAAGGTCCTTGAGTGCGACATATGAGTCTGTATCCTGTGCCATGATTGAGTTGACACGGTTTGTAAAGTGCGTCTGTATACCGTTCGATATCGTTGTCTTGATTGCTGACTCTGCACTTGCTTTCTTCGTCGGGTCTGTAATGGCGTCGAGGTGTGCCGTGATGGTTGCGTTCGATGCCTCTCTTGCCGTCGGGTCGGTTATATAAGTTCCACTCGTATATCCTTCGGTCAAGTCGCTGAGTATCCTCTCCTGCCTGCTGTCGATGAGATTAGATGCCTCTACTTCATACTGATTCGCCTGCCACGACTCTCCCATGTTACTGCGTGAGTCGATAAGGGCCTTCGTCTGTTTTCCGATAGTGAGGGTCCTTGTTCCTCCGTTGCCGTCGCTGACTGTGACTGTATCCGTCTCTCCACTCTCAAGGTCAAGATTTCTTGCATAATCGAGGTTATAGCTGTATGCGACATCCGCCTGTCCCTGTACGTTCGAGAGTGCAAGAGACTGTGCATATGAGACTGCACTGACTCTGAGATTCTGCTTGAGTTGCTCTGCCGTATCGTCAAGCCCCCATCCGTATTTCGTGTCTGACGGGAAATACTTCGCCTCGAGTTTCTCGTATGCCGCCTGTCCCTTCTCGCTGAGTCCGAGAGTTTTCGCTCCCGTGACCGGATCATCGAATTCTGTCATGAAGTCGGGATTCATATTCAAGAGAGTCTCCCACTCCGAGGACATCTGAGTCGCATTCTTCGTGAGTTCCTGCTTTCCTTTGTCCTGCTGAGCGGTGTATATCTCCTCTCCCCATCCTGCTACCTTCGAGGCAAGTGTTCCGAGACTCGATACAAGATTAGCAATTCCGTTGTACTTCGTATTCTCTTCCTGCAGGGACAATGCTTTTTTGGACAAGTCAAACGATTTCTGTTGAATGTCATAGCTCGATTTCCAGTTCGATGCATCTTTGGCGGCGTAAGAAGATTGAAGGGCATTGTTCTTTGCTGACAATGCCTGTGAGAGAGAAGAATAGTCTGCGGTAGGGGCTTTCATGTTATACGGTTAATCCTTTTCCTTTGATGGTTTCTTTCATTTCGTCAGTGGATTTCTTCATCGAGGAGATACTCTCCGAGAGAGACTTCATCGCCTCCTTGTAGCTCTCTATCGACTGATATCCCAGTCCGACACTCGAGAGTGCCGTCTGCTTGTCAGATAGCATATCGAGGGCGGTAGACTGAACGTACGCTCCGAGGTTGTTGCCCTGTAGCGTGAAGCCTCCCCCGGTCTTTCCCGTGAGGTTCTTCAGAGAGAGTGCATTGTCTCTGTTGACTCTCCCCGAACTTCCTCCTCTGTGACCTTTCTCCGCCTCTGTGACAAGTCCTGCGGAGAAGTTGGATGCCTGACTCTGATACGTATTGAAGGCTTCGTCTACGGTGCTCTGCATAGACTGGTCGTACTCGCTTGCCCATCTGTCGAGATAGTTCGAGTTGGATGCTATATTCTCATGGCTCTGATTGATGGCAAGTTGATTCTGTGCATACTCTCCCTGCATCGAGGCAAGATTCTGCATGTAGGAGTAGTAGTTGCTCCTCAGACTCTCGTTGTATTCCCTCTCCTGCAGGTCAAGCTGTTCTCTCTGAAGGCGGTTGCTCCTCTCTCCGGAGTACCAATTATATCCTGCTGAGGCTACTCCTGCTAAAGCACTGATGACTGCCATGGCTGCGGTGACACTCATGCGATTAGACCTCCTGTAATTTGTAACGTGTCTCGATGGCTTGGATTGTCATCGGGAGCGGATAAGAACACTCGATAACGGCGTTGACCTGCTCGTTCGTGTTCGACGGGACAGACAGTTTGACAATGCCTGTATAGTAGTCTGCATAGCTGGGCTCTGCGGTGTTTGTCTTCGCAAGTCTCTGGAAGGGATCGAGGTGTTTCTTTGTTCCGCTTATCCATCCGCATTCCGCTCCTGCTGACCGGTACACCTGCAGGGTCATCGAGATTGCCTTGCGGAAAAACCCCAGACTCGTCTGTCCCGATGCGACTGGAAGTTCCTGCCACAGCATCTGACAGCGTGAGAGATACGGATGACCGATATATATTCCCGCCTCTGACCCGGGACCGATGACAAGTTGTGCCGTCGGGTCGAATGCGAAAGGCTCCCTTGCCCATCCGCCCGCTACGATACAGACTTCACTCCCAGTGTTATACGGCTGAGACACGTCTGAGCTGAGGGATGACATATCCTGCACTTCAGCCTCTGCGTCGAGGGGTATCATACAGTCGCATAGCGTGTAGACGTTCGAGTTGACAATGTCTTCCATGATGAGGGCTTCGATTGTTACCTTGTCGCCTCTCTGTACCGTGAGGTAGAGTCGTCCCTCGTTGTTGTCGGTGTGGTATGCACTCATCGAGACTACCTTCCCGTCTCCTCCGAGACTGTGCTCTGCCCATCCGTATGTCGCTCCGAGGGTACATGAGAGTAGTTTTCCGTTCTCGAGGAGTACCCATACGATTGTCTCGTTGCCCTCTACAAGTGTGATGTCCTGTATCATGCTCTCCCTGAAGAGTGACCTTGCCGTGACTGACAGGTCGGAGAGAACATAGCCTTCCGCATCCGTGTCATAGTTGAATGCTTTGACACTTCTGCGGTCGGCGGGTACGAAGATAATCATCGAGGAGTATATGATAGGTGTGAGTTTCGATGTGGTTACTCCGAGGGTCTTGACGAGGTCGAAGGTTGACGGTGTTGCGGCACTTCCGTCATCCATCCAGATACTGCGGTTCGTCCCTGCTATGACTCTCTGTTGAGTAATGAGCCAGTTGACACGGCTTCCGTACATGTCAGTCTCTGTCAATTCGATTGCATCGTCGTTTTGTAAATCACTCTTTAAGGCCCATGTTTCGCTTGTTGTCTCCACAATGAGCATCTTCGTATTTGCTTTATTGTCGCTCGACGCTTCGTCTGCTCCCGTCCACGTTCCGATAAGAGTTTCAGTGGATGCGGTCGAGGAGCTGTATCTTTTGAAAACAGTCGTCGATGTGTTTGCGGGCACTTCGGTATCGAGTCCGTCAATCTTAACCTTCTCGTCGGTTGTGGTATCGGATTCATACCTTACGGAGGCGACTGCTCCGTCGTATTCCGTCGTCTCATAGACTGTAATCTTCTTCATCGTGACGGCGATATGGATGAGGTAGTAGTTGCCGACTCCGAAGTCGTCGAACCTATAGTCTCCGTAAACGTTCGGGGCTTTAGATGCATAGATGGATGCAGGAGAGTCTGAGCACCCTGACACGTACCATCTTCCGCCCTTGAAAGTCTGACATGACGGATAGTGTCCTGCCTTCGAGAAGGTTTCGATTCCGCCCTTCTTGAATTCGATTTTCTTCGAGTAGAAGGCGTTCGCTATGTAAGCGTCCTCGATGTTGAGATATTTTACATTCGGGTCTGCGGGACACTCATACGTCGGCACTGCGACTGATGTTGCCGTGAAGTAGAAGGATCCTCTTGCGACTACTGTAATCTTGTACGGAGGATAATCGGGATGAACAATATAGAGGTCTCCCTCGAACTCGTATATCGAGAGGTCTGCGATATCTTCGGCACTCCAGGGGATATCACAATAGAGATATGTGTCATCACCTTCCTTCGAGTACGGTGTCTCATTCGTGAGAGTAATGGATCTCTTGAGGTCTGTTGAGAAGAAGTCAATCCTTCCTTCCGATATGAGAACAAGCAGGGGGCCGTTGTCTGTCTTGATGGCGTGGAGTCTGTTCGTCTTGGCACTTGTCGGAAGGTCATAATCGAGGAACCTCGTTCCCGGTCTGCGATAGAGGTATCCTCTCGATGATGGAATGTAATTGAGACACTCCTTCAGTCCGGTGCTGTAAGCGTCTGAAGAGTAGAGTCCGTAGAGTAGCGGGTCAAGATATCCCGTTGCGAAAGAATTCTGAAGTCTTGTGTAATCAGCCATCTATCAACTCCGTCCACCATTTCTCTCCCTGTTCGTAAAGCCATGCCCTATCTATATTGGATGCCTGTTCAATCCAATACTGATAGAGCTGTAGCTCCTGCGTCGAGAGAGAGTCGTTGCCACTGAGGGGCTTAGAAAGCAGGTAAGCAAGATAATGCTTTATTGCTGTAAGGAAAGACTGAGGAAGTGCGTCGGGAAGTTCGGGTAATGCCTGATAAAGGATTTCGCATGTCTGACTCTCAGTCCAGAGCGTTCTTCCGATGATGATAAAATCGAGGTTGCCGTATGTAGTGACTTTAGTCAGTCGTGCGATATCAATCGGGAGGGCAAAAGCGTAGTGATAAGGGCCTGTCTCGTCTGTCGTGTCGTAGGAAAGATCCTTGTGCTTGCGGAGGAAAGTCCAGTCGAAGTAGCTCGATGCGACAGCTACTGCTTCGGGAAGAAAGACACGGCATAACTCTGCATCGCTCGTCTCGTCCGTGAGATAGTTCGTTGTCCCTTCCCTTCCGAGTATTGCGAGGGCTCCGGATACGAGAGTGTTCCAGTTTGCTGAGTAAGAAAGAGTTGCTGTTGTATCTGCCATGATGATATGAAAATCTGCTTCAAGTTAGGAAATAGGGGCTCCGGGACTGAAGCTCGCTCGGAGCCCTTTTCATAGTCGAATGCCTCGAGGATTACGATGCTCCTGCACCGAACTCAAGCCATGCCTCAACAGAGATTGCCGTCCCTGCACTACCGTATGCCTGTACCTGTACGTACTTCTTCTTTGTCTCAAGAAGGAACGGCTTGATAATGCACTGCTTTGCCGTGACGTCCTTGACAGTGAATGTGTCAGTAACGACGGGGGATGCAAGCTCGTTCGAGGTGATTGTGTCGGACTGAATGATTTCGAAAGTCAGAGTACCCGTGTAGGAAGTCTTCGGGAAGAAGACAAAACGGAGGTCCTGAAGGCTTGCTTCAAGTTTTCCTGCTCCTACGAGGTTGACGATATTCTCACTCTTGACTGCCTTCGAAGATTCAGTCGCCGCTGTTGTGATTGCGATATTGCCGAAGTTGGTAAATGCATCTCTCATGTTCTACCTCCTTTATGCTGTGATTTTCGCTTCGGAAGTCTTGATGGCTTCTTCTGTGAGGACCGGCACACCCATGACCTTGAGAATAGGCCCGAATGTTTCGATATCTTCGTACCTCATCTGGTTTGCTCCTGTCGTGAGGGCAAGATTGATGAGCATTTCCTCGACACACTTGGGGGCAAAGATTACTGCATCCTCAAGTGAGGGGAGCTTCATGATTGCCTTTACGAGGAGAGAGAGAGACAGACTTCCAGTCGGGTCGATGTTTGCGATTCTGACAAGAGACTTCTCCTGTCTGACTTCGAGTGCTGCGGTAAGGTCGTAGGTAGTCTTCCATACCTTCATGTCCCTGCCCTTGCTGTCCTGTGTCCACACGTCGCCCTCGTCCCTAATCTTGAGTCCGATGCCGTGAGCGTCCCCGGTGAGTTTCGGGTTGTAGCGGATGTTGACTCCGTACTGTCCCATGTTTGCGACATACATGGATGTGAGAGAGCCGGAAGAAGTTCCGCCTCCGTCGAGACAGTAAGTACCGAGTTTATTGCGGTAGTAGATAAGTCCCTTCATCTGCTTGGGGTCTGAGCCGTCAGAGTAGATGAACGAGTCCATGAAGTCGTTCACAAGTCCCGTTGCGACGAGAAGGTTTTCGCTGTCCCTTGTGTCTGCAAAGTTGTCGCATGTCTGAAGAACATCATCAGAGATATTGCTTTCAGCCGAGAACAACTGAACGGGTGTCGTGATTGATTCCATACTTCCGTAGGTGTGAACCCTACCCTCATTGAGGTCTCTCCACTCTCCCTTGCCGACGATTGTTGCCTGTGTATATTTGTGGAAAGAATTGTCGGATGCAGGAAGGAAGGGAAGTACGTCCAGAGCCTTATGCTTCTTTGCGAGGGCCAGCATGAATCCTTCATTGCGGTCATAGCCCTTACGCTTGTTCGCTTCAACAAGGCTCATCAGCTTATTGTTGTTGAGAATAATAGACATTGCGTCCTCCTGTAATGTTCAGAGTTATGAACTTCTTTCATCCCAATAGTTCCGCAAACGTCCCGATGTGGTAGAGTTCTATAAGCACTTTAGAGGTTCTGCTTTCAGCACACTTTTTCTCTGTTGAAACAATGGTATTCCATTTCAAACAAAAGCTGTTCTCCCGTTGTCGTCATGAAGAAGGACCGGCTTTTCAACCGGTCCCGAAGGCTATTTTTCGAATGCTTGATAGAACTTGTCCGAGTACGTGATAAGGCTGTCCCTCTTCTTCGTCTCCTTGCCTTGTTCCTGCTCGTTTACGCTTTCTTTCTCCTTCTCCTTATCTTTTTCCTTATCCTTGTTGTCCGTCTCGTCTCTGTGAAGATTTTTGATGATATCGTCTAAGAATGCCATGTCTGTCCTCCTGTATTATTTTCCGCTGAATTCCTTGTAGAACTTCTCTGAGTATCTGATGAGACTGCCGTTCGAGTTATCTTTCCCATGCGTGCCTCCGCCGGAGTTGTAGCGTCCTCTGTTTCTCATCTGATAGTCCGCAAGTGCTTTGACCAGTTTCTCGTCGTATAACGCTCCTGACTCCTCAAGTGCCTTACCGATTCCTGTCTCTGTGAGGAATGTCTTGAAGTAGCCGAGACTCTCCTTGATAGCTGTACTTTTTTGTGCCTCCTGCGTGTAGGAGTCGAAGAGTTTACTGTACCTCTCATCGAAGTTGTCCTTCCTGTCTGCCTTTATCTTTTCTCCCTCGTTCTTTGCCGTGTCGACTAAAGCCCGGAAAACTCCCCACATGTTCTTGACCTGTGAGTCAGTCATGCCGCTGCGATATGCCGCCTCCCTCAGCGTCTTCTCCATTCCCTTGACAATAGGCTCTGCGTCTGTCTCCTCGGGGATGGTGTACTTGTCCGGTCCCTCGGGTACTCCCATCTTCGTGAGAAAGTCCCTCATCTCTTCCTTCGTGCTCTCATTCGTCGGCATCTTGACGTAGCCTGTGTAGTCCGGCTCCTTGTAGCTGTCTCCCTTGAGTGCAAGCTCGGCAAGTTCATCCAGGTTCTTGCACTTACTGAGCTGTGAATACTTCTCTCTGTTCTCTTTCTTGAACTGTGAAAAGTATGACGGAAGTTTGACGCTCTCCTCTCCCCCGGGTGGTGTAGAGGATCCTCCCTGTGTGTCGGGAGTACCTCCTCCGCCTCCGTCCGTGCCGGAGTCTTCTGCCCAAAGGAATCTGCTGTCCCGGTCAAATATCATATTCGTCCTCCTCGTTATCTATTCTTTCCGCCTCTCTGGCGACTGATATTATGTTGTCGATGTACCGCCCCGCCTCTCTCGGTGATGTGACTCCTCCGACAAGAAGGAGTCTGTTTGCAAGTGCTATGAGGTCGGGGCTGATAGCGGATGCGTCGGTCGAGAAGTATCCGCATTCATTGAGTATCCAATAGAGCATAGTCTTCCCGTCCTCTCCGGAGAAGGCTACCTTGAAAACGTCCTGCATTGTCTTGTTATCACTTGCCATTAGATACTCCTCCTGTCAGTTGACTGACTGCACTTCCCTGCTCGGGTGCTTTCGAGAGCGCCGAGTAAACCTGTGCGTCCGTCTTCGCTTGATTCTGATTGTTCTGAAGCTCAAGCTGCTTAATTGCAAGTTCCTGCTCCTCCTGTACCTTCGCCTCTATCTCTTCCTTCGAGTTGAGGAATCTCTCGTCTATCATCATGTCCTTCGCCATTGCTGTTGCGTACTCTGGGATACGGAAAAGATACTTGACGGAAGAGTCAAGCTCGCTGAAGGTGAGAGTCTCTGCTATGAACTGACGTGCAGGAACATATATCTGTGCTTTCCGCTGTGCAATAGCAAGTGGGGATACGTAGTCAATTCTGACGTCCTCTCCCTGCAGGCTTTCGGGAGGAGTCGGGAATCTGCCGTGTCTTATCTCCATGTCCCAGAGTGTCTCAAGGATCGGCTCGAGGAATTCGTTGTTGAGGCGGGAAGTGAAGGATGCCATTATCTGACTCTTCTCGTCCGCAAGAAGTGTCGCCTCGGTTGCCGTCTTGTTCTTCTCAAGTGTCTGCTGAAGCATGAGGAAGAAGTCTACATAGTACGCCTCTTTGAGGTTCGCCTCCTTCCTCTGTATCTCGAGGAGAACTTCCTCACTGCTCCCCGGAGGAGCCATATAGGCATAGTCCTGACTGCCTTTGACTCTCGTAACTCCTGCCGGAACTATGTTGAGGGCAAGTCCCTCGGTTGCCTTAATCGGCGGGTCGAGTCTAAGCTGTATGCCTTTCGTCTTAGCCTTCTCCATGACGTTGAGGGATATGATATCGGCGAGGCATCTTTCTCCCGGGCTATTGCATCCCCATGGGCTACCAGTGAGACTACGCTCGAATCTCCAGCATATAAAGGGCTTGTGCTGAGTCCTTCTCTCTACAAGTGCCTTGTCCCTATCGTCCTCGGACCATATGACCTCGATCCAGTCTCCCTCTCCGTTGACGTCGATATCATACTTCTCGGCTGACACCATTGCCTTGACGAAAGTGTAGTCCTGCTCGTAAGAGTGAGAGTTCTTAATCTTATCGGGACAGTCATCTCCGAACATGTCCTCGGCTTGATCCTTGCTCAGCTGGAAAGTGTACATACAGAGGTTGACGTGATGGAACTTGTCCTGTGCGATTACACACCTGTCGGGTGCTATGTTCTCACACACGAAAGAGTCGTTCGCCTCGTCCCAGTCGAGGAGCATGATGCCTGTCGAGAGATTAAGGACCACCTGCGTAAAGCCCAGCGATTCATCGTAGAAGTCCGCCCGGGATAAATCGTCAAGCATTATCTGCCGACAGTCCTGTAACCACTGTCTCTCTTCCTTGGTCGACTCGTTATCATCAGAGTCGTGAACTTCCCTCTCGATGTTGAGCCAGCTGATTGTCCTTCCATATGCCCATCCCTGCAGGGCGTTGGATGCAAGTGTCGTGTAACGCTGTGCCGTTGTCGAGTAGTGTCTCGATTTCGCTCTCTCTGACGGCTCAAGCAGTTCGGGCAGAACATACCTCTTGAGGCTTTCCCATGTCTCTCCCTTCTCACTCTCTCTCTTTGATTCGAGACTCTGCTTGAGGTCTCTCAGCTTTTTCAGTTCTTCTTTCGTGATTCCCATATCTATTCTATTACCTATCTCTCTCTCTATAACGTCGACTCGAAGTCATAGTCTGCCATCTCGTTCTGTTCTCTTCCCTTTCTGAGCATTGCCACTGTGCTGTAGCTTGTGTCTGTGTTGTATCTGAAGTCTCCCATAGCTCCCTCCTGCCTCAGAAAGTACCACACTGCCATGGCTGCGGAGATGACGATATCGTCGTGTACCTCGGGGTTGTCGTTGCCGTATGTCGTCTTCTTCGTTCTCGTCTTCATTTCGATGAAGTGAGAGAACTGATCCTTGATATCTTTCTCGAAGGCTATCCCGGGAGAGATACGCATCCGCCTCTGTTCGACGGCAAGTTTGAGGGTATCGATGAGTTCTGTCTTCGGTACGTTGATAGTACGCCTCGAAGCAAAACCACCGAACCCCTTAGATGCCGTGCGGACTCTCGCTTTCTCTCCGCCTGTAAAGATAATCCTCTCGGGGCTGAGTCCCATTTCTTCGAAGATATCGCACACTGCTTCTCCCACGCCTGTCGAATCGACGATTAGGTCGTTGTTGCCGTGTAGGGTCGTATGCATGTCGAGGCGACACATATACCGTCCCAGTTCCATGTACGGCATCTGTTCCTCCATCTTGAGGTCTCTCCATAGAAGGTACGAGACACTTCTTCCGTCTTCCGTCTTTTCGTTCCTCTTCTGGAAAACTCCGATGGTTGTCCTGTCATATGCCTTGGCGATATCGGTCGAGATTATCCATTCATTCATTCGAGTTTCTCAGTAAAGGACCTCGAAGAGAAGAGTGTTGTCTGCGATTGTCTCGGCGTTCGGATTGTCGGCGGTATCGACTATCTGATAGTTGTACGAGATATACTTGCAGACTTTCGATGTCGTTCCGTCGTTGTCGCCTGTGATGACTACCGTGACGATTTCTCCCGAAGTGATGTCCTTAGTGAGAAGTCCTCCCTTGATAGACACTGCGATATGCGTGTCGGAGATACTGCATCTTGCCATGTCTCTCGAGATAGCAAGTGTGCCGTTTGTGCTCTGTCCCTTGTAGACTTTAACGTTCATCTTTTAATCCTCCTGTGGATGATTCTACGTGTTAATTGTTCCTGCCCTGCCGGAATTGAGATTGTCGACAGTGAGGTATGTACCTGTGAGTCTGTTTCCCGAGGATGCGGGATTGTCATATAGAGTGAGGGGCTTTCCCTTCGTACAGTTGGTCTGAGAAGAATAGAGATTCCACTTGAATGCTTGCCCACCCATAGGATTTGAGGTCTCGTCGAACCAGAGTCTATACCATCCGGGGCCGAGGGAATTTATTGAAAAACTTTTAAGGGCTCCCCCGATTCCTCCTTGAATATTTTCGTTGATTAACCATGATATGACGTTGTTTGATGCGTCTACACGTGCAAGTCTCAATGCGACTCCCCCAAATGCCCCCAGATTGATTTTCATGTCTCTGACCAGCGGGGCTCCTGCCTCCCGATGGGAATACCACTTCTTGTCGTACGTCTCTCCCCACCAGCTTGTAGATGGACTATAGTTGATATATACATGGTCCGAGTTGACCTCGTTGAGTGCGGATGCCGTTATCTTGTTCCCATGTTCAAAAGCCATCAGTTCGCTACTGCTCCCCATACCTTGTAACTTGTTGCCGTATCCTCAGCGTTGACGTTACCGATTACCGTCCCGGTGAGAGTGCCGGAGATATTGGTTGCCGTTACAGTCCTCGCTGTGACAGTCCCGATTTCGAGTGTCTTGTCAGTGGCTGAGATACTCTCTCCGACGATGATTTTCGCAACATAGATTTCCTTGATTGTCTTTCCTTCCTTGCCGATGGATACTCCCTTGTCGTCCTTCGGGATGATGTTGTATGCAAGTGCCTTGTGCAGGTTGTCGAGGAATGTCTGAAGGTCCTCCCCTGTGCTGAGGAAAACGGCTTCACCTGTTGTCTTCGGATAGACGATAGTTTCGTTGTTGTTCTTCAGTTCTACTATATCTTTCGTTGCCATAGTAGTAACAAGATATCACCATTCGAAAGATATGACCTTCTCCGTTGTCGTCAGAGTTTTTTCGGTCCTTCTGTAGGGGCTGAGGGCTGACTCGATTCTCTCTCTGATTTCGTCCTCATCGTGCTCGTCTCGGATGCTTAGTCTAAACTTAATCTTTCCGACGGCTTGTAGTGTCTTACGCTGTAAGGTGGAGACACTGATGTTGTGCCTGTCTGCTATGTAGTTCATGTCCTGCCGCTGTGAGAGTGAGCGTGTGAGAATATCTGTCTCCGTCTGAGTGAGCATAGTCAAAGAACATATCTTTCGAAGTGAATCTTCGTCTATGCTCTTCAGAAACGTTCTCAGTCTCAATCTGCTCTCAATCATACCCGATAATAGTGTATGTGACCTGTCGGCAAAGAGTCGGTTAAGACTGATGATTTTTACAAATATTTTGCTGATTATAGCAATTTGTCTATTTCGTTGTATTAGACGGGACCATTACATCCCTGCCTCTTCCAACAACATCTTCAAACTCCAGACCAGTGTACCTCTTCACCCATTCGTAGATGCCGCTCTTCTGCTCGTCCTCGGAGAGAGGTATCCCTTCTGGGAATATATCCGTAATCATGGCGTATGTCTCCCATGAGTAAAGAATCGTATAGAACACCTCTGGGCTTGCACTCCCAATGGGAAATGTCGGAGTGTCCATACTTGCGTTGTGCTTGTACTTTGCTTCCCTCGATGGATAACAGTTAAGTGTAAAGCTCACTGTCTTTGTGCTGTAGTTGATTCCGTCCACCGACCAGTATGCATCGATGAAGTCATAATAGAGTCGGTTGTTCTCTTTCGAGAGGGTTAATTTTAAACCCATATTTCTTCTCCTATTTGGCACATATGTACTTATACGTACCTGTTGATATTGCTATCTTCGTACCACGGAGGCACGAATACCCCTGTGCTGAAAGGAACGCTTCATCCGAGGAGTATGTTCCTCCCTGCTTCCACCAGTCTCCCCTTGAGCAGTAGATCTTTCTTCCTTTGAAATAGCTGTTGTATATACTCTCAGAGAGGCATCCTAACCCTCCGACGTAGAGTGTTCCTGTTGAGCCTCCGTCATTATTACCCTCGGTTACGACAAGTTTCCATAAGTGACAGTCGTGGATATCCCCCGAAGAACCTCCACCATTATTGTGTTTCCACTCCCAGCTGTATCCGTATCCCGATCCTCTTCCGGACTGCCATGAGCCGTAGACAGCATTCGACGAGAAAGCTCCGGTTGATGAGTCATACGGATAGACATAGAGCGACCCCGCCTGATATCCCCACCAACCGGAGCCCCAGATACGGAATGACACGTACCACGCTGGAGCTGAGATGTAGAAAGTCGAAGTCCCTGCTCTCCCTCCGACGGCGGTACTGCCGCGCCACGAAGAGCCGTCGAGAGAGACGTAGTTTGAATAGTTAATAAGTCCTGCCATATCTCCTCCTAATTGAATACCGCTCCCCAGACTCCAGAGGCATCTACATACCCCGGGACGGTAGAGCCACTGCGGACAAACCTCAGCTGATTATGCCAGGCATCTATATGCCAGAATGTCGCTGATGAACCTTGGTCGACATTGTGGATGTTGACGTATCCGGACTCATTGTCCTGTCCGATTACGACTTTGCCATCGGCGCCGGCTTTAACAGTAGTCCCCTGAACAGTTGTTCCGTTCACTGTGGAACCCGCTACAGTACCCGAAAAGTTCCCTCCTCCCGCATATACATTCTCAAACCTCTTAGAGGAAGTACCGATATTTGAGCCTTCCATAACTATGGGAACAACAGAGTTCACCTTCTCCATGTCAACATTTGCTTCCTGAGCAGAAATAACACCTGCGTTTACTGAGGTTGCACGTACGTTATTGGTGTATATGTCGTAGAGAGCTCTCAGTATTGTGGTGTAGATCCTGTTGGAATAGAGGGAGTATACAGATATCTTTCCCGTCTCATCGAAGATGTTATTGGCCTTCTTGAGATCTCTCACCTCCATGCTTGCAGCCTGGAAGAAGTTGAACTTGCCCGTTATCGTTGCTGTATCTACGTCGGCTGTCACCGTGAGGTTTGAAAAGTATACCGTCTCGTCCAAGACAGTCCACGTAGTCTTATCTGCACTGAACTGGTAGTACAGGATTCCATCCTTCTGGGCGAGTCTGATGTACTTACCGAGAGTCTTTGTTGTACTTACCTCATCCTTATATGGAGAGCACTGCCCTACTGTTGAGTTATCGAGTGTGGTAATCGAGAAAGACTGGGTACACTCATAGATAACATCCTCCACTAAGATTGCCGGGAGGTTTGAAGCAGAGACACCGAGATTTCTGAAGATAGAGGGAGTGTAGACGTGACTGAACACTCTGTTCGCTCCTTTCCCGTCTGGGATGGTGACAAACTGCGAACCGTTATTCATACTCTCGATAGTAGATGTGTCGAATGAGAACGTTGCATTCGCAAAATAGCTCACACTCTTTAGTGCACTCTCCGTAATAGCGCTTGTCGACACTACGATAAGGTATACATCGCCGTAGGAGTACCCGTTGTAGATAACACCTCTTACGTAGCCGTACTTGATGTATATCCCAGCTGATATAGCCGAGATAGTGGAAGATGAAGCGTTGTAAACGAAAATCGGTGTTACTGCGGTTCCGTTATGGTAGATGGCCTTCGTGTTGATAAGCTTATCTGTCGAGCTTCCGACGAGGTAGGGATAAATCTTCTTGATGAATGCAGGCTTGGAGTACATCTCGTCTATCGAGTTATAGTCACCGTCCTGATAAAGAAACGGTAGTGCCTTACTCCAGAGCAGAGTCTGTGTCTCGTTAGCATCTATCTTCGAGTTCGAGAAAGAGCCGTTTATCTCGGCGTCCTCCATCTTCACCTTGCCGTCCGCACTCATGTAGATTCCGGCAGTGTTGGAGGGGTTAGATCCATCACTCTGATATCCACCGGAGCGTATTACTCCTCCCTCCTCAAGTTTGAGGTCCTCGACTCCGATGTTCCGTGCGTAGATGTACTTTGCAACAAGAGTCTTGAAGTATCCGTAAGCA